TGCAAACTAAGGAGAATATCATGCCTTCTAAGATGATGAAGCCACCGGCAAAGAAAGTGAATGTTGCTGGGCAAGAACACACACTAGCCTACATCAATAAAAGTGAAGCGCGGATGTTACGGCGCATGGGCGGCTCTGGTAAGCCCGGCCCTAGCGGCATTCCGACATACTATGATGAGGGCGATGACTATAGTGGGCCGGGTGGCGATCAAACTGGCGATGACATGGCTCAAATGAGCAAAGACGAAAGCGATAGAGATGCGGGTAGAAGAAGAGATCGACAAACATTAGCGAAAGCGCAAGCTGATCTAGCAGCTAGCAAGGCCAAAGAAAAAGCCGACAACATTGCCAAAGCAAAAAAACAACTACAAGACAGGATCAAAAACAAAAATATAACAGGGGTTGGGGCTTACACGCCTATGGGAATGGCAATAAATTTCGGCAACAAAGCTATGCGTACCTATATGGGCAAACAGCTTGATGACCCGAATCTAGTTGATGTCATTTTTGATGACCAAGGTAAATATGTAGGAAATGTGACGAAAGGCTTGTTTGGCACTAATGTTTACACCGGCAAGCAAATAGCTGGGTACACTGGCAAATATGCCAACATTGTGGCCCAAGACCCGACAGGGTCTGATAAAGATGACAGAGTGCAAGCAAAGATCGTCCAAGATTATGGCGGCGGCAAACTATCAGAAGATCAAAAAGACGGCGTAAATCTTGAATTGCCTGATGCGCCAGACACACCCGGTGATGTTGGTGATGGCGATCAAACCGAAGAAGCAAAGAAAAAATCCAGCTTAGGTCAGGAATCTACCATAGGCACAAGCGCACAAGGCTTGCTGTCTGGTGCTAGAACCCGGCGGCGGTCACTGATGTCAGGTCTACTAACATGATGGATTTACGCGGCAAAAAGAACCTTGCCGGTAGGATGGGCATGTCTGCACCACAACCAATGAATTTTAGCGGTGCAATGAATGTAAACCCACTAGAACGGCTGCTGCAAAAGTCTGCCGGTAAAAGCCGTGGCAGATCAATTGCTGGCGTAAAAAGAGACAAACCATCGAAAATGGCCGGGGGTATGTACTAATGGCAGAACCGATCCGCAAAGAGGTTGCTGCGCTTGACCGGCGGCTAAAAACGCTTGAGACACAGCGCGCTAACTGGGAAAGCCACTGGCAAGAGCTGGCAGACTATATGCTGCCACGCCGGGCTGACATTACAAAAAAACGCGCACAAGGCGATAAACGCACAGAGCTGATCTATGACGGCACAGCCATTCACGCTGTCGAGCTGCTGTCAGCGAGCTTGCATGGCATGCTGACCGGCGCATCAGCGCCATGGTTTTCGCTGCGATACAGAGATCCGATCTTACAAGAAAGCGATGAAGCCAACGAATGGCTAGAAGCTACAACCGATCAAATGTACATGGCGTTTAATCGGTCAAACTTTCAGCAAGAGATTCATGAGCTTTATTATGATCTTGTTGTGTTTGGCACGGCGGCTATGTTTGTCGAGGGTGACGGCGATGGCGTTAGATTTAGCTGCCGACATATCGCAGAGATTTACATCTCAGAAAACGCGCTGGGCAAGGTGGACACTGTTTATCGCAAGTTTGAGTTGACAGCCAGAGCGATTGCCAGCCGGTTTGGCGAAGACAATCTGCCGCAAAAAATAGATAAAAGCCTCAAAGAAGATCCATTCAAAGAACACCCGGTTGTGCATGCAATCTTCCCGAAAGAAGGCATGAAGACAGATCTGTTCGCAAAATTAGATAAAGCTATCGGCTCAGTCTACTACTGCGCCGAAACAAAAATGGTGTTGGGCGAGGGCGGCTTTGAGGAAATGCCGATGCTGATACCGCGTTTCAACAAAGACAGCGTATCAGTTTATGGGCGCAGCCCCGGCATGACATGCCTCAGCGATACAAAGATGCTGAACAAAATGTCAGAGATCACCATTAGATCAGCGCAAAAGCAGCTAGATCCACCATTGATGGTGCCTGATGATGGGTTTCTACTGCCGGTCAGAACAACGCCGGGCAGCTTGAACTTTTACCGTACCGGCACCAGAGACAGGCTTGAGCCGCTGCAAGTTGGCGCAAACAACGCGCTTGGCCTCAACATGGAAGAGCAACGCCGCCAAGCGATACGCGAAGCATTCTTTGTTGATCAGCTTCTGATGGGCCAAGGTCAAAACATGACTGCGACAGAGGTGTTGCAGCGCAATGAAGAGAAGATGAGACTGCTTGGCCCGGTCATGGGCAGGATGCAAAATGAATTATTACAACCTCTTATAGATCGAACCTTTGCTATACTATTAAGACAGGGTGCGTTCCCAGAGCCGCCAGAAGAGCTGCAAGGCTTGGACATCGACATCGAATATGTCAGCCCACTAGCCAAGTCGCAGAAGATGGCTGAGCTGCAATCGACTTTGCGAGGCATTGAGGTGTTGTCGCAGTTTGGCGAAATGGCCCCGGTCATGGATTATTTGGATAGCGACAAGATGATTAAATATCTTGTCGATGTTCTTGGCCTACCGGCGAGAGTTATACGCTCTGATGAAGAAGTAATGATGGTACGCCGCCAGCAGCAGCAAGCGGCTGAGGCACAAGCAGAAGCAGCGCAGCGAGCGGCTAATGCTGAGCAAGCTGGACAGATTGCGCCATACATTAAGGCAACCGGCGAGGTGCCTAACATATGAGCGAGAACAACCATCTAGAAATGTTGCAAACCAAATACCGCGAAGTTTTTTTGTCTGAAGAAGGCACGGCAGTTTTGGATGATTTGCAAGCGCGTTTCAACATCAACAATACAACCTTTGAACGCGGTGATCCGCATTTTTCAGCGTTCCTAGAGGGGCAGCGCTCAGTTGTGTTGACGATTATGCGAATGATTGCAGATAGGAAGCTCACACAACAAGAGGAATAAAAAATGGAAGACCAAGTTGAGACAACCCCGGTTGATGATAGCGGATCTCAAGAAGCAGCGCCGGTAAGCTTTATAGATACATTGCCGGAAGAATTACGGCATGAGCCGTCACTGAAAAATTTTACTGATGTTGGACAGCTAGCAAAAAGCCATGTCCACGCACAACGCATGATCGGGGCTGACAAAATAGCTCTGCCCGGCCATGGATCAAATGACGATGATTGGATGCCAATTTTTCAAAAGCTTGGCGCGCCAATCAATGCAGATGGGTATGAGATCACAAACAGCGATCTTGATGCAGACACAATGCAAGGCTTCAAAGCCATGGCTGCTGAAAAGGGCATCATACCGCGTCATGCACAAAATGTGATTGATTGGATTCAACAAGATGTTGCTGAAGGCGAGAGGCTGTTTGCGGCTGAGCAAGAGCAAGTATCGCAGCAATATGAAGACGAATTGCACAAAGAATTTGGACGAGCCTACGAAGACAAGCTTCAGCGCGCAGCAGCGGCTGGTAAGGCTATGGGTATAGCTCCAGAGGTTTGGGATAACATAATTTTGGATAATGGTCTGCCGCTAGGCGATCACCCAATGATAATCAAGCTGTTTGCAAATCTAGCTGACCAGCTTGGTGAAGACACGCTTGAAGGTGCCACATCAGAAATGGCGATGACACCACAAGAAGCTAGTCGAAAGATTGCAGAACTAACAGCGCCGGGAACGCCATACTGGGATAAGACACACCCAGCCCATGAGCAAACTGTCGCTGATGTATTGCAGCTCAGGGAATATGAAACCCCTGATATGCGAGAAACAGGATAAGCTTTACAGCCCCTGACGCCTACTAAGTTACAGCCCGGCATTGCTGGATAACTGGAACGAAAATTCACTTAATATCAACCTAAAATGTGGAGGGTGACGATATGTCAACTCAAATTACAACCGCATTTGTGAACCAGTTTTCAGCAAATGTGACAATGCTTTCACAGCAGCAGGGCAGTCTTCTGCGCGCTACTGTGGATACAGAAACTGTAAATGGCGAGAAGGCGTTTTTTGATCAAATCGGATCAGCAGCGGCAGCTATTAGAACCACACGGCATGGTGATACACCATTGATGGAAACACCACATGACCGCCGGATGGTTACGCTCAATGACTATGAGTATGCTGACCTCATTGATGATCAGGATAAAATCAGAATGCTTGCTTCTCCTGAGAGCAACTATGCAAAGGCAGCAAGTTTTGCCATGGGCCGTGCAATGGATGACGCAATTATTGCTGCATTCAATGCAACTGCTAAGACAGGCAAAGCTGGCACAACAAACACAGCACTACCGGCTGGCAATGTGATTGCCCATGGTTCTGCTGGTTTGACTGTGGCAAAGCTGATCTCTGCCAAAAAACTGCTTGATGCTGGTAGTGTAGATCCATCGATCCAACGCTATATCGTTGTGTCACCAGAGCAAATCGAAGATCTGCTAAACACAACATCAGTCACCAGCAGCGATTTCAACACCGTCAAAGCCTTGGCAACTGGAAATGTAGATTCCTTCGTAGGATTTAAGTTTATAGTTTCCAATAGGTTAAAGGACGATGGCACATCTCGCCAGTGTTATGCATGGGCGCAAGATGGGATGAAATTGGCTATTGGCAAAGATGTCAAAGCGGAAATCACCCAACGGGCTGATAAATCTTACGCAACCCAAGTCTATTATTGTGCCTCATTTGGTGCAACGAGGATGGAGGAAGCTAAGGTTATTCAGGTGCTTTGTAACGAGTAAACTGTTTCATTACAGTAAATTAAAGGAGACTAGAGATGGGTACAGTTTATTCTGACCAGAAGACCAAGTGGGATCAAAACAACCCCACTGAAAAAATCAAGCCAAATGAGCTTGGTGGTCGTGTTCGTATTGCTTACGGTAGCTACACAGCTTCTGCTGAGCAATCAGACATCCACATGTTCAATCTGCCAAATGGTGCGCGGATCCTTAGCGGTCAGCTTGTCCATGCGGCACTTGGTTCATCAACAACACTGTCAGTCGGCCATGCTGAGTACAAAAACGCAGCCGGTACAACTGTTGCAGCAGATGTTGATGAGTTCAAGGCGGCTGCTGCCTCAACATCTATCACGACTGTTGGTTGCTGTTTAACAGCAGCGCTGGGTCTAAACTCAGTGGTCGATGCAGATGCTGATGGTATCCCGGTTACTGTGAGCCTTGCTGGTGCTAACGGCACTGGTTTGATCGAACTCACAATGACCTACGCGATTGACTAAACCAGTTTGGGTCAGGCTTTTGATGCTTCCTAGCCTGACCCATCCCTTTTTATTGTGAGGTATTGCCATGCCATCAGCGGTGGATATTTCTAACGCTGCGCTCAACACGCTTGGCGCAACGAACATCATTAGTCTGACTGAAGACTCCAAAGCTGGCCGTCTAATCAATCAGCGCTACGAGCTGGTGCGTGACGCGGTGTTTCGCTCTCACAACTGGAATAGCCTCATAAAGCGCTCAGAGCTGTCACAGGACAGCGTTGCGCCAGCATTTGGGTATACATTCAAATATCCACTGCCGGGGGACTGTCTGCGCGTTCTAGAGTTCTCCAACGGCACTTTGATGTATCCACAAGACAACATGACCGACAACACTGGTGGGCCGGTCTATGTCATTGAAGGGCGTGATTTGTTAACTGATGAAGGCACGGTCTTTATCAAGTATATTGCGCGTATCGAAGATCCAAACCTTTATGACACACTTCTTGTTGATACGATTGCAGCCCGGCTAGCATTTGAGATCTGTTATGCAATCACCGGCAGTAACGCGATGATTGCAACAACGAAAGCGCTGTATGATGAAAAGATCAAAGAAGCGCGGTTTGTTGATGCAACAGAGGGTGCGGCTGCTAAGTTTGAAGCGTCAGACCTTATAGAGAGCCGGTTTTAATCGATGCCGCGTTCAGCTCCATCACTAACCAGCTTTGTAGCTGGCGAAATCTCGCCGCGTCTAGAAGGCAGGGTTGACCTTGATAAATACAGATCAGGCGCGGCTGAGCTGCTTAATATGGTGGTGCATCCGCATGGCGGCGCATCACGCAGACCGGGTACAGAATATATTGGCGAGATCAAATCAAGCTCTGTTAAAGGGCGGCTGATACCGTTTGAGTTTAAAACAAGCGACACATACATCTTAGAGTTTGGCGATCAAACCATGCGCGTTGTGCGTAATGGTGAATATGTCTTAGATGCTGCAAAGAACATCACAGCGATTACCAAAGCAAATCCCGGTGTTATTACTAGCGCCGGTCATGGTCTTAGCAACGGTGATGAAATATTTATATCGTCTGTTGGCGGTATGACAGAGCTTAACACAAGAAACTATCGCCTCGCCAATGTAACAACTGACACATTTACGCTGACAGATTTGTTTGGCGCTGCTATCGATACAACTAATTTTACGGCATACACATCCGGCGGCACGGCTGAAGAAATATTCAATATAGCCACGCCGTACCCAGAAGCTGTGTTGGCAGATCTTAGATTTGTGCAATCTGCCGACACAATGTTCATTGTGCATCCATCGCATGAGCCAAGAAAGCTTACCCGGACTGATCATACAGCGTGGACATTTAGCACTATCACTTTCATTGATGGGCCTTACCTTGATGTAAACACAACCACAACAACCCTGAATCCAAATGCCGACACTGGCACTGGCGTTGCGCTTGTGGCATCAACTAATCTTTTTGCTGCAACAGATGTTGGGCGGCTAGTTAGTTTGCCGGGGGGTAATGCGACTATCACGGCATTTACAGACGCGCAAAATGTGACGGTGACAATAAATGACACGCTGTCGGCAACCACAGCGACAACAAACTGGGCGCTTGGCGCGTTCTCTAACACAACAGGGTTTCCATCTGTTGTAACATTTTTTGAGCAACGCCTTATTTTTGGCGCTACAACAAACGAGCCGCAAAGCTTGTTTATGTCAAAGTCTGGTGATTTTGAAAACTTCACAGCCGGTACGGCTGACGATAGCGCAATCATATTTCAGATTGCATCAAACCGCGTCAATAGCATCAGGTATTTAGCCGCAACAAGGGTTTTGACCATTGGCACCAGCGGCGGCGAATATGTGCTATCGACAACGAATGATGGCCCGATAACACCAACAAATGCACAGATTCGTAAATACAGCAACTATGGCACGGCAAATGTCGAGCCGGTGCAAGTTGCTGATGTCACCCTGTTCTTGCAACGAGCAAAGCGCAAGTTTCGTGAATTTAAATATGCTGGCGAGATCAACGCTAGCGGCTATGCGGCGGCTGATATGTCGATATTGTCAGAGCATATCACGCTTGGTGGCATAACTGATGTTGCGTATCAGCAAGAACCCGACAGCATCGTCTGGCTTATACGAGCTGATGGGCAGTTGCTGGGTATGACATATCGCCGGGAAGAAGAAGTGGTTGCGTGGCACCAGCATAAAATTGGTGGCACTTACACCGGCACACATGGGTCACTGGCATCTGCAACTTATGACTATGGCATGGTGGAGAGCATCGCTGTTTTGCCGACAGAAGTGTCAGAAGACGAACTTTACATGATTGTAAAGCGCACTATTGGCGGCGTAACAAAACGATACCTTGAGCGAATGAAGCCCTTTGATTTCGGCACAGATGCGACAACAGCGTTTTTTGTAGATAGCGGTTTGTCATACTCTGGCAGCTCAACGACTAGCCTGACCGGGTTGTATCATCTTGCCGGGCAAACGGTCAGCATTTTGAACAACGGTGCATCACACCCTGATGCCACTGTGACTGCTGGCGGTGTGACCGTGTCACCGGCAACGACAAAAGCGGCTGTTGGTTTGAACTATACAAGCAGATTAAAAACACTACGCCTTGAGGCTGGTAGCTCAGATGGCACAAGCCAAGGCAAAATTAAACGCATACATGAAATAACTTTGCGTTTGCATAAAACGCTGGGTGTCGAGGTTGGCAGCGATGTGACTGATGTTGACCGCATACCATTTAGAGACAGCTCCATGGCTATGGGTTCTGCTGTGTCGCTATTTACTGGCGATAAAGAAATTGAGTTTCGCGGCGGCTTTGAGGAAGACGATCAGATTGTCATTCAACAAACACAGCCATTGCCGCTGACTGTTTTGGCAATTTATCCACGCATGAATACTTTTGACAGTTGAGGTAAGCGATGAGCTGGTGGCAAATAGCATCTGTTGGCCTTGGTATTTACGGCGCATATCAAAACAAAAAAGCCGGTGACAATGCGGCTGCTTTTGCATTAGCAATTGGTGAAGAAAATGCCAAAATTATTGAGCGCGACATTGATATTGCAGATCGTCAAATCGAAATATTGCAGCGTAATCTTGATGTATCAAATCGGCGTAAAACATCACTGTTTGAGGAATTTCAAGGGCGTGGCAGATCAATATACGGCGGCGGTGGCATAGAGCTAAGCCGAGGTGCGCCGGTATCAGTAGCATTACGATCCGCTGCTGAATTTGAATATGAACTAGAGGTTGATGCGTACAACACATCTATCGCTATTTTAGAGCAAGAAGACCGCAAAATTGAAACAGCTATGCGCGCCAAGGTCAGCCGCATGGGTGGTCAGGCGCAAGCATCAGCTTACAAAGCGCAAGGCACAACAGCGCTTATAACAGGCGTTGGCGCTGGCATTGGACAGGCTGATGACTATGGCATGTTCACAAAATCTTATTGGCAAAACTTTTTTACATAATGGAGTTGCTTAATGCCTAAAGTGCCGGTTTATGCCAGCCAAGCTGCACCAACTACCGATACCGGGATGGTCAGCTACACACGCGCTCAAAAAGACAGCCGCCCATTTATACAAGCGGCGCTTGCAAAAGGCGAGGTAGCTGGCACAGCCGCGTCACTAATTTCTAATTTTATAGATGGCCGCATCAGGTCAGAGGGGGATCTGCAAGCTGATACAGCGCTTGCCGGGGCTGATGCTGCACTTGAAGGCGAGGTGAGTAGATTACAGAGATCTAGGAACCCAGCCGCTGTGTTTGGCGCTGATCTTACAAATGACGATAGTTGGTTTGGCGCTGTGGAAGATGTGCGAACAAGCGCTTCTCAGGGTTTGAGTTCATATGCGCGAAAACAATTTAATACAAAGTTTGCCGCAAAAGCAGCGCAACACCGGGCAAAGCTGCGAACTGCAATTGATGAGCGAGTAGTCAACGCGCAAATAGCATTGCATGACACTAATAGCGCTAACTTGATCATGTCGTTTTCAAACATAAACAATACTGATGCCTATCCTAACGGCGAAGAAATGTTGCGTAGTTTTACAAATGCAATAGCAGATCACACAAACAATGGATTAAAACTTGTCTATGAGGGCAAGTTGTTGATGGATCAACACCAAGCAAATTTGCTAAAAATTGTTAAAGATGTTGCAGAAAACTCTTTGACGCTTTTTTTGAACGAACAGCCAAACGCTTTGGTAGCATATGAAATGCTAACCTCTGGTGACCCAGAAGAGGCTGAGATGCTGTCGCTAAAGCACCCAAACGGTGCTTTTGCTATGCATATGCTCAAACTGCTTGAACAGTCAAATCCTGCTGATCGTATAGCGTTGCTTGATTCTTTGGAAAAACGCGCGTTCCAAGAATATGACAACAGCAAAAAACGCGAAAAAGATGAACTTGATGCAATCAAACGCGGTAATCAAAAACTAATTAATGAAATTTTTGAGCCTGACACTAGTGATGAACAAATAAAAGCAAACCTCAAAATATTACGCGATCAAAATTTTATTACGCCATCCATGCAAAATTTAATCGCAAAACTTGAAACTAGTATGTCAGCTAACGCTGTTTTCCGCACACAAGAAGAGGGTGATAATGAGGCTGTCTTACAAGCCTTAGATGGTCTAGTACCTTTCGGCGCTCTCACATACGACATTTTAGCAGAAAATGCAGACGAATTGACACAAGAAACATTTCGCTCGTTGATGAACGATGTCGGCACAATACGAAAAGACAAATGGTCAGAAATAGAAAAAGGGTTTCGCTACGAGTTTGGCTATGCTGAAGAGCAAGGCAATGACATCGAAGAGTATGAACAGCAAGCCAAGCAATCATATCAGCAAGCGCGGCGATTGTGGCGAAGGTACAAGCTTGAAAATCCAAGAGCCAGTGCTATTGACATGCAAAATGAATACAACAGGATTGTCGAGGCAGAACGCGAGAAACTTGATCAAGTCATAAAGATAGAGCTGCGAAACACACTAAAGCTGCTTGAAGAGAACGGCACCTATACTGACCCACAAACGCAAGTGCAAACAAGATTAACATTCCCAAGAAATGCAGACGGCACTTTTGATTTAGGTCAGGTGTTAAACACACTATCTAATCACATAGAAACAACAGGCCAATCCTTGTTGGCCTTAGATTTAGATATGGTGCGTTATTATCTGGATATGATGGAAGGTCGCTAATGGAGCAACCAATAAAGTTTGCCACACCGGCTGAAGAAGCTGTGACTATGGATAACCAAGGACGCATGCGCGTCACAATGGATCCAGTGTCAGAAACTGATGCAGATCTGTTTAGCGCTGGCGCAGAGACAAGAGAACCCGGCACAGCGCCAGTTGAGGCAGAACCGAATCAACGCATGCCAAGCTTGGCGCATCCTTTTGTGACATTGGCAGAAGATGCCATCGATGCTGATGCTGAGTACGGCAAGTATCTGCTTGCATCTCAGCTACGCTCTATTGGCGTTGAGCCATTTCCTGAGCCAACACAGTCACCAGATGACATGATGCTTGCCGGGCCAAGCGGCGAAGCACAGTCAGATGGGCGGTCAATATCAGGCCAAGTCGGTCAAGCTATTTTTAAAGGTCTTGATCAAGGTGGCCGGGAGCTGATGGATTCATTTGCGTTTCTTGCTGGCGCACCAGTTGAGGCGGCAAAAAATGTAATTAATGTTGGCTTAGAAGCTGTTGGAATGGAGCCAATCAAAAACGCATTTGGTGATATAGACAGCATGCGAACCGTAGTTGGCGCTTACCAAAACGCTGTCAATGAAGCGATCCCGGTGCCAGAATCTGTGCGTGATTGGGCTAGCCAGCCATATGACAATGAAATACTTGGCGGTCTTGTTGAAGGCATCACACAATTCGGCGTAGCAGCGGTGCCAGCGGCCAAACTTGTAAAAGCTATGACAACCTACAATGCAGCCGCTAGAGGCTTTGTGTGGGGCGCTATAGCTGATTTTACAGCGTTTGATCCTAATGATCCAACACTAGCCAATGGAATTATAAATCATTTGCAATCATTGCCGCCAGAAGAGCAAATGCCGGTGTTGCAGTCATTCTTGTCTGTAATGGAAAAATACGAAACTGATAGCGAATTGGTGAAACGCGCCAAAATGGCAATGGAAGGTGGCGTTATCGGAACTGTTGTTGAGGGTGCAATCAAAGTTGCCCGAATGATACCATTCCAAGAAATAGCTGATGCAAGCAAGCGCGCCATAGGCCGGGCTGGTGAGGCGGCTGATGCTAGGATAGCTGAGCGCGCGGCTGATACTGGCGTAACGCTTGGAGCTGGCGTTGACCCTATGCCAGCCGTTGATGCTGCAATATCCGCTGCTGGCAAGGCTGTTAGAAGACGGCGTATTAATCGTGAAGAACGAGAAATAATTAAAACAGACATTGCAAATCAAAAACTAAAAGATGGACAAGAGCCAGTTGATTTGAAAAATGTGGTTAATGAAGTGGAAAGAATTAAAAATGAATACCCACCAGAAAACGGTTGGTTGCCAATTTATGTGCAAACTGGCCGTAATTTAAAAGACCAATCAAAGCGCAACCCTGTTTTCAAAGTAGATAAAGACGGCGGCTTAGAAATACGCTGGGAGCAACCAGCTTATGCATTCCATAATCCACCGGGCGAAAAACTTAAAGGTGCGGCTGGGAAAGCGCAACGCCAAGCACATCTAGAAAAACTTGTTGATGTTACAATTGATGAAGTCTCAGCTATTGTTGAACGCGCAAAAAGCGGTGACCAAGCAGCTATTGAAATTATTAATCAAGCAAATTGGTATAGATCAATGCGTACACGGTTACGCAGAGAATTTGGCGGTTTAGCAGATATTTTTGCCGATATTATTGGGGCAACATCAGCGCAAACAAATGTGCAACAAAATTATGAAAATGCGTTGCAAGTGTTGCGAAGATTTACGCGCGGTGAATTTGATGAAGAAATTGCTATTTATCAAGCTAGAATTGACGCTGGTAAACCTATGGGCAGCGCTGAACTTAATGCGTTACATAAAGATGAAAACAGCCCATTTAGGTTAATTACAAAAGCGTCAGGATCATTGTTCAATACTAATAGCCCGGCGGCTACTGAAGCTTTGTTAAATATGTTTAGACAAGTCAAAGTAGGCAAAGCGCCAAAAACTATTAACTTTACTGGAAATCTTATTGGATTTGGCAATGAGGCAACTATTGATGTGTGGGCCGCTAGGTTCTTGCGTGACGCTGCTGATTTGCCACGCATACCGCCGCCAGCAGAAAAAGCTGTGTCTGGCAAACATCTTACTGGTAGCACATTAGAAGATCCAAGAATTGGTGCAGAATTTGGATTTGGTCAAAAAGTGTTTGCAGCGGCCGCTAAACAAATAAATGACAGTGGTATTATAAAAGAAGTAAATCCTGAGTTGGGCGAAATTGGCGCAGATGATTTACAGGCTATTGTGTGGTTTCTTGAAAAAGAAAAGTGGACTAAGAATGGTTGGACAAGCAAAGCCGGAGAGGGTGGATCACTAGATTATGAATCTGTTTACGGTGGTTCTGTTGATCGAAACAGGGTTGCCGAATTGCGTTCTATTATTAACAAAAAAGGCAGTACGCCAGCTCAAATAGCAGATGCTAAGACAGAGCTAGAAACATTAAAAGGTGAGCCGCAACGGTTTGTCGCTGGGATTTCAAGAGAGCGTCCGGGCGCGGTGCCGACAAATATAGAGCAAAATGAACTAGCGCAAGAAATATTAGCGCCAGTTTTAAAAGATGAAAAAATGATTGGTGTGCAAGCTAATAGCACATATGGCGAATTTGATGATGTGCCAGAGCGGTCTATTAATTTTGAGGTTGTTACTCAAATTGATTTTGACCCAACCGCAATGATAAACGGCATTGTTGAAGCTGGCCGCAAATATGATCAAGATGCTGTGTTTGTGTCAAAAGTGGTTGCTGATGGTACTCCAAATGCAAGGCCCGGTGTCGAAATGTATTTTGACAGTAGACGATGGAAACATGGTGGTGATGGCCTTGTCCAAGCTGTCACCAGAATATTACGCGAAAAGGGAATGGATGGTTATACTTTTGTGACCGATGCGCGTCAAAGTGACCGTGTTGATGTGCAAGCGGTTGAGCCGCAACAAAAATTTAGCGAGGTTTCTGGAACCTTTACAACAGATAATACAACGCCAGAGCTTGAAGCCCAATATGTTGGGGTCAGATTCCAATATGTGCCTGAGTTTGATGGAACAGCAACAGATCCAAACCTTCAACAAATATTAATAGATCGTGCAAAAGAATATAGCAATGTTATGGATGAGATCGGCAAACTTGACGGCGTGACCTATGGTGATGTAGTGTTCTATGACACTAAAGTCTTTAAAAACACAGACCGTGAAGGGGCGGAGTGGATAGATGGTGGAACAAGCTATGAACAACAGCTTGGAAAATCTGCTGAGTGACGCATTAGCCAACGGCAAAACCGAAGAAAGTTTTTTGGTAAAGCAATTGCGGCGGCAAATAGCAGCCAAGCAGTCCGGGCAAACTAGCCAAGATCTTTATGTCACTGGTAGTTATAAACAGTCGACTAACACATCTTAAATAATAAGCTTCACGAATGCATCTAAATCGTGTAGGGTTTTTATAACATGGGCGCAATCGCGCCCTTTTTTTATGGGTAAAATTCATGTCAATTCAGATGCCGCCATCTGAGCAAGAGCAACTAGCTCAGCTCAACGAAAGAGCTATGCGCGATGTAGCAACCGGCGGTGTCACTGAAATGGCAACAGATCCGGCTATGCAAGTAGCTGGCAAAATACCACAAGCTGCATTAAACGCGCTTTTGAGTGTGTTTACTGGAAAAAGCACCAGACGGCCAACTGGTGAGATCGGTGACAAACCACGCGTATTGGCTGAGGGCAACATTGAAAGCCCGGATATAAATTATAAAAAGACACAGACTAAAGCGGCAAAAAAAACTTTGTCACGAGAAGGTCTGGCAAAATTTCAAGCCCAAGGCAACCAAGCATCTGACCTTAGTCCGGCTGGGCAGCGACAAGCTGCTGCTTTGGCTGATGCAGACGAAGCACTAGAGGCATCAGCCGAAGACCAGTTAAAAGCAACAGTGGTTGACGCAAGGCGCGGCGTAGCAGCAGACCAAAGAGGCGATAAAGTAACAGAGGACGCGCCGGGGCTTGCTAGTGAAGGCCAAGCTGCTGAGGTGCTTGAGAATGTCAACCTTGGCGCAAGTTATTTAAAAAGTATTAAAGACGGTGCGCCGTTTAACTGGGATAATCTCAGAACGCCAGACGATGTAAAAACCTTGATCAATGCAGTTTCTGAAAGTTTGCCTGATCAACAGCAAGCGGCAACCAGAGGCGTTGTTACTAATGAAGAAACCATTGACGCTGCTATTGGTCAGCTCAGTGACACTATCGGCGTTACGCGCAACATACTGAAAAGACAAGTTGGCACATCGTTTAAAAATGCGGCTGATGCTACGGCTGCAAGAATGTTGCTTGTTGATAGCGCTACAAAGCTTGAAGAGCTGGCAACACGCGTGGCGCAGGGTGACGCAAACAATCGTGACATGTTGCAGTTTCGCCGTCAGCTAGCGATCCATAATGGTATCCAATTACAAATAAAGGGCGCGCAAACAGAAGCTGCCCGGATATTGCAATCTTTCAATATCCCGGTGTCTGAGGGCATGAGTAAAGAAGCCAGCGCTCTCATAAATGCAGATGTCATAGAAATATCTGGTGGTGCAGAAACTATGAAGCAAGCTGCTAAAGGTTTGCTTCTAGCAAAGAAAAATGGCGGCGATGCTGCATTTAATGAAGCTGCCCAAAAAGGCATAATGAGCAAATTTAAAAATGGTGTGGAGCATTTATACATCAATGGGTTGCTGTCAGGCCCGAAAACACAATTTAAAAATGTTGTCGGCAACTTTTTGTTCATGGCGATGCAAGTGCCAGAGGAATTTATCGCTGGTATTTATGGCACTGGTGAGCGCGCCATCATGCGCGCTGCTGGCAAAGAAATTGACTACACAAAACAAGTTTACATGAGCGATGTTGCCCATCGTTTTACTGGCTATTCAGTTTCTTTTGTTGATGCAATGAGGGCTGCAAGAGAGGCTTTTGTAACTGGCCAAGCTGGAGATGCTGTAAATAAAGCTGAGTTCAACACATATCGAACTGGCAATATTGGCGCTGTTACTGGGGGAAGATCGACTGCCGTAGACAATGTGTTCGCAAATGCAATGATTTATTTGCACAATGTAACCGGCATACCGACACGATTGCTACTAGCTGGCGATGATTTTTACAAAGTTTTGTCTCAAAACGGTGAGCTGCATGCGATAGCAAACCGGCAGAGAAAAGCAGCGCTTGCTGCTGGAATGAATGCAAAACAAGCTAGAGATGAAGCAAACATGGTTATTGTCAGCCCACGGCAGTTTGCTGAAGAGCTGGATGTAAAAAGCAGATATGACACGCTGATGTCCGATACCGGCGCAATCGGTCAGGCTGCAAGCAATTTCCAAAATACTTGGTACGGCAGATATATATTGCCATTCGCAACCGCGCCAACAAATGACATAATAAGAACTTTTGAGCGCACACCACTGGGTCTTTTGCACAAAGAAATGATTGGCAAAGACGCTGGTAAGCGACAGATACGCATGGCTAGGATGGCGTTCACTGGCGTGCTTATGTCACAAGTAGCTATGTTTGCTGGCATGGGTCATATCACTGGTGGCATTCCGCAAGCGCAATCAGGCTTTAGAGACAAAAGAAAAGTAGAAAAATTGCCACCGGGCTGGCAACCATACTCATTTGTTTTTAGGGGTGATAATTTTCCGACTGATGAAGACGGTGAGCCGCTGCCTCTTTTCGATGATTTTGGCGCACCGAATGGCCCATTAAATTATGTTAGTTACGCTGGTCTTGGCCCTTTAACAAGCGTTATTGGCATCACAGCCGCTGCTATGCAGCATTCAGCTTTAGCAACATCTGCTGAAGAAAGACAGTATGTCTACTACGGCGCTGTCTTAGCTGCCATGGGATATTTTAGAGAGCTGCCATTTTTAAAAGGCATGGCTGATGTTTTGTCGGCTATGACCAAAGGCGATCCAAATTATTTAACATCAGGGCCAATGGGGTCAATGAACCTTGTGCCGGGTGTGCCAAACCCAGCATCAGCGCTTACAAGAACTATTGAGCGCATTGGTGATAATACGGTTACAAAAGCTGGTGCAGACTACGAAATTTACACGATTGATGAGGTGCGTACATTAACTGACCAGAAAGTTTTGAAACCAAACCAAGATGGTAGCTACCCATTTGATCTGGTTGGTAAGCCGAAAACAGAGGCTAGCCTTAAATTTGCAGAATTGATGAGCAACTGGCGTTATCAAGCTATTGCAACAAATCCATTTGTTGATGACCCAAACGCTGAAATACCGCGATACGATACGCTTGGCAGACTTGTTACTGACGGCCCAAGTTATAATGAAGCACCAATGTTGCGTCTTTATAATGCATTTTCACCAATCACTATTGGTTCATCAGCAGAGCAACCCGACTATGTAAAAGAGCTGATACGGCTTGATTGGCCTATCCCACAAGCGCCAAAGGAATACAAAGGTGTTGCCCTTACACCATTGCAACAAAGCAATTTTGTCTGGCTTGCTAAAGGCAACAAAGATGATATGCCGATGAATCTTGAAGGCTTAGATAAAAACCCTGTCAGGGTCAAAATGCCGGGCATGGGTTTTGTGACATATAACCAAGCGTTAGAAGCACTGATGCGGCCAACTAATCCAAGGTATCGCAAGGCAAATAACAAAGAAAAACGCTTATTGATTAGATCTCTCAACGATAAATTTTTTGAGGCGGCATGGCCTCGCCTGATGAGCATACCTGAAAATGACAGATTGCCACGCGCAGCGAGGGCTATACAGATGCTTAAAGATAGGGGTATGAGATGACAGTATCTAGCACCACCACAAAAGCCAGCTTGTCGGCAAATGGAACCGCGCACAGCTTTGCGTATGGTTTTAAGATTTTCGCTGACACTGATCTTTTGGTCATCATTAGATCTGCAACCGGCACAGAAACGACAAAGACACTTAACACCCATTATGTTGTGACCGGGGCTGGCAGCGACAGCGGTGGCAATGTTCTATTCAAATTCAACACTGGCAACGCATCAGACGCGCATTTTAGCAATACAGATCAGCGCCCGGCAAACGGTGAGACAGTTGTTATCAAGCGCGTCCTGACGCTTACACAAGGTACTGACTATGTTGCAAATGACCCATTCCCAGCAGAAAGCCATGAGACTGCGCTAGATCGTCTGACCTTTATCACACAGCAACAGCAAGAACAGCTTGATCGTACATTTAAGGTATCGCAAACCAACACTATCGCTACGGCTGAATTTACCGCTGATGCTACCAGCCGGGCAAACAAAGTGCTTGGCTTCGATGGCAGCGGTAACTTGATTGCATCGCAAGAGCTGGGCGTATTCAAAGGCACAGATACAACTGTGACCACAAGTGCTTATGATGCAAGGGATCTTGTTAAATCCACGACTACAGCGCAGCTCAATAATGTCTATATCGCGCTACAAGCCTCACCAATAGGTACTAGCCTCACAAACACTACATACTGGGCGTTAATCGTAGACGCTGTCACGGCAGCTCAAGCAGCGACTAATGCGGCTGCGAGTGCTACCACAGCGAGTGGTCATAAAGACACAGCGACAACAAAAGCCAGTGAAGCATCCGCATCAGCTACAAAGGCAGAAAACTATGCTGTCAAAGTTGATGGCGCAGTTCCATCTACATCTGATCATTCATCTAAGGCATGGGCGGTTGGTGGCACTGGTGTCACTGACACGGCTGGCGCTGGTGCGGCAAAACAATGGGCTGTTGACCAGACTGCTGACGGTGTTGACGGTACTGAGTTTAGTGCGAAAGAGTACGCTATCGGTGTGCAACAATCTGTAGGTTCTGCAAAGCAGTGGGCGATTGGTGGCGGTGGATCGTTTGCTACAAATACACCAGTTGCTGGTGGTGTTTACTCAGCTAAATATTATGCAGAGCAAGCTGCCGCAAGCGCAGATAGTTTCGATGATGTTTATCTTGGTGCAAAATCATCAGACCCCACGCAGGACAATGACGGTGATGCGCTGAATGCTGGGGATTTATACTACAACACAACTAGCACAACTTTGAGAGTTTATAATGGCAGCGCGTGGGAAGATGCTGTCGTTAGCACAAGTGGCTTTGCTACTGCTGGCTTTTCTATAGCCATGTCGATTGCGTTATAGGAGGGAATCATGGCGCAGAATTTTCGCAGATACACACTTAATGCAGTAGGCACATCGGCTGCTGACATACCAGACGGTGCCAACTTTGACAGTTTCGACACGATTGTCGGAATCCATTTAGCTAATGTGACAGCAACTGGAGTGACCGTTGAGGTCTATATAAACGATGGAACCAACGACATTCATCTTATCAAAGACGCACCTATACCGGCTGGCGGTGCGCTTCAGGTTCTTGATGGCGGCGCAAAAGTAGTCGTTCAGTCGGGTGACAGGATGTATGTCAAATCATCTGTAAATAGCAGCGTGGATGTTTGGGTCAGCGCGGTAGACGCAATTAGCACATAGGTGACACAATGCCTTATATCGGAAATCAGGGATCTGTTGCTGGCTTTGTAAACCAGCCAAGCAAGCAAGATCTCACAGGCGCTACTGGCAGCACATTAACGCTTACACACGCGGTCAGTGGGCCAGAGGATATATCTCTGTTTATTAATAATGTGCGTCAGGAGCCTACTACAAGCTATACTGCCACAGGTACTACGGTGACGCTTCAAGGCTATACGGTTGCGGCAAGCGATGACATCTATGTGCTTTATAATGGGCTAACACAGTTAAGCTCTGTTCCTGTTGATGATTCCGTATCTACGGCAAAGATTGCAGACAATGCTATTACGATGGCAAAGCTGGCTACATCAGGAACACTGCCAGCGTTGAACGGTTCTGCACTTACTAGCGTAGTTGGCAACGCACAGGTAATTGCTCAACTGTCGATGTCGGCTGATGACAACAATCTTACAGAACAGCAATGGAATCGTGCAGCATTCGATGTCATAGATTTTGACAATTACGCTTCAACTGCAAATGTTGCAAAAACTTCAGGCGTACAATCAGGGGCTGGTTTTTTGGTTCCTGTGACTGGGTATTATCAAGTTTATTTTCATTGTTGTTTAGGCGTTGATGGGCAGGATGGAACTGTTAGAGATTCTGGTTCTATGATTTCTAAATACAGTGGTGGAACAGAAACAGTTATTGCATCGGCGCATGGTAGATACCAAGACAATAATAATGACATTGGTCAAATGGCTCATTTCCTGAGTGTAATAGAAAGTCTGCAAGCGAATGATGAGGTAGTATTTCGCACTTATCTAAATGATACAGCATCTAATCCATATGATGTTTTCAGTGCAGCGGCAAACGGCGAGAGTCATGCTTTTTATCCAAACACCGCTTCAGATAACAGTGCGATGAAGCGCGGCACTTACTGCGGCATTTTGAAGGTAGGTTGATATGGCAAAATCTGTAATACAATCCGAAAGCATTAACCTTGCCGACACATTTGCGTTTACTGGCACTGTAACTGGGGCTGGTTCTGTTCACAAATTTACAAAAGTTCCAATCCCGCCAAAAAGCAGTTCTGGTAGTGCAGCTTTAATTCCAAGAGACAACACACTCCCAACATCAACTGAGGGTATCGAAGTTATATCACACACATATACGCCAGCAGTTTCATCATCTAAAATTTTTGTAACCGCAGTGTTTCAACAACAAGAAACAGCAAATGTTGAAAACAGGTTTGCAGCCGCAATGTTCTTTAACGGCACTTGTGTTCAAGTAAGGTCTGAAAACTCTTACACAGATTCAGGCAATGGTGATTTTGCTGAATTTCATTTTATGAGAGAGTTTAATAATACTAGCGGTAGTGACCTAGTTATTATGCTGCGATGTGATGGTCATAGTTCTGGAACAATAATAAACGGTCAATATCTAGCAGGAAATGCTGGACTCTTTACAGCCAGTGGTAGCGCATTCGGTGGCACAGATGCGGTCAACCAAACTTTTATGACCATTCTTGAGACAACATAGTGTAAGGAAAGATAGATGCCATACATAGGAACATCCCCCACAAGCGGCGGCTTCCACAAATTAGGCCACCCAGCCGCATCAGCCACAGCCACTTACGCTCTTACGCTAAACTCAGCGGCATACTTCCCTGAAACTGCAAACCAATTATTGGTTTCACTTAATGGCGTTATTCAAGCGCCGCAGGACAGCTTCACAGTTAGCGGCAGTAACATTGTATTTGCTAGCGCACTAACAAGCTCAGACAGCATAGATTTTATTATGGCATTGGGCGATGTACACTCAGTAGGCACACCTTCAGACGGCACAGTCTCCACGGCTAAAATTGGTAACGGTGCTGTTACTGCTGATAAACTAGCAAGCACACTTGATCTATCTAGCAAAACTGTCACGTTACCGTCTGGTGCTGGTGGTAAAGTTTTGAAAATGGCTATCAGTGAAATCACTGCAAATAGCACAAGATCTTCTGCAACATCTTTTGCTGACGATTTAGATTTTGGTTCATTCACACCATCAGCTACTTCTAGCACCATTTTTATTCAAGGTGTTGCTAATCTGGATAGTGCGTCTAACAAATACCTTTATTACAAATGGCTTATTAATGGATCAGCCTATCTTTCAACAACTGGCACAACTCCAATTCAGACACACGCCTTTTATAGTAGCACTTCGCTTAATGATACTGGCTTTATGCCATCCACTATTATGACCAGCTATGCTAATACAGATGGCAGCGCAATCACTGTCAAATGTCAGGGAGCCGTAAATAGCGGCACTCTTTATATTAACAGAAGCGCTTCGAACAGTAACACAGGTTCTCCATCATCTGTCATATTTACTGAGGTATCAAACTAGGAGGCTGATATGGCACTTATACGATTAAACAATCAGTCTATAACCAACATCACTGCGTTGCCATCTGCTGTTAATAGCGGAAGAATTTTGCAAGTTCAGTACACACAATTTAATAGTACATCAGATGTAACACTTACGCAAAATACAGAAGTTGAGTTTGCTGATTTAGCTGTAAATATAACACCAAGCGCAACAAACAGTAAGATATTACTGCAAGCACAAGTAATGGGTGAATTTGCTAACAGGACAGCTAACTGGAATGGTTTGTGGTATTTTAGACGCGATGGAACTACTTCTTTGCGGCATCCATCTGCTGGGTTAGGTGGTCGTACTTGCGGTATTGCTATTGGTTATATTTCACATGAAAGTGATAATGCTTCTACGCCAGAGGGTGTAACATATAGTTATTTTGATGAGCCATCAACCACATCTCAAGTAACATATAAGGTTACATTTTTTACACCAAATTCAACCATTAACTACAATCTAAATCATAATGTAAATGATTCAAATTCTAATATTCATGAGCGTATGGTTTCTTTTATTAGCGCAATGGAAATAGCTGGCTGATGGCTAAACCAACCCTGCTATCAATTCATGTTGAGCTTGAAAAGCACATCGCGGTGACAGATGAGCGCTGGCTTGAATCGATCACAAGAATCAAGCGGGTGGAGCATATTCTAATCGGACAAGCAGCCGCTATCATCCTGCTGTTACTAGCAGACCGCTTTTAGATCAGAGACATATCATGGAGCCTATCACCACGGCGCTGGCTGGAGCTGCGCTGCTAAAATCTGCTGTGGCTGGATTGAAGAGCGCCATTGGTACAGCGAATGATGTCAAAGACATTGCCGGTTTTCTTGATCAAGTTTTTTTAGCAGACAAGCAGCATCAACAAAAACGGAATGCCAATGCAAAAGTTGGTGCGCTTGATGGCTTTAAAGATGCTGCCAGCTCTGTAATTGAAAATCGGCTCCATGCCGAAATGATGGCAGAAGTTCGGACAATGATTCAGATGCGTTTCGGCGTGGATGCGTGGAATGAGATCATCCAAAAGAAGACTGCTGCTGAGCGTGCCGCCAAAGAAGCTGCACAGGCGGCGGCCAAAGAGAAAGCCAGAAAAGCTGCTGAGCTTGAAAGCACGATTAAAAGCGCGGCAATCGCCGGTGCGATCATAGCTGTAGCCGTAACGCTTTTTGTCATTTTGTTTATTTCTGTAGCAAAAAGCCAAGCTGAGGTGATCATTTTATGACACAAAAAAAGCTACAAAAACAAAGCAAGTTTGCCGACTACGATGAGGACGGCGATGGCATTGTCAGCGATGAAGAGCTGTCACACATAAAAGATATTAAGAAAACAGAGACAGAATTGCGGAAGCATCTGGCTCAGTTACGCATGGCGCGGTTTACCTTGATTGCGATGGGCGTTTTTACAGCCGCAATGTTCTTTGTTCCGCTTGACCGGGTTGCAGCTCTATCTGACATCAGCAATCTATTTTACATATCAGGCGCTGGTATTGTGGGCGCTTATATGGGAACCAGCGCTTGGATGTCACGCAAATGAACGAAGCGCTTTTCGTTCTTGTCATTAGTATGTGGGGCAACGATGGCGTTACTAATCACCCAATCGGCCATGTGACATTGCAGCAGCCTATGACAGAGGATCAATGCCAGTGGCTCATCTCTGATGGATTGTGGGCGCACTCTGTCAACAACGAGTTCTATTTTATGATTCCACAATGCTACCCGGTTGATTGCGCTCATACAGATAAATGTAGCTGATGCCGAAGCTAAACGAAAACACTGAATTAGCGATGCCAATCCGCAATCTGATTGCGTTGATTGCGGCTGCAACACTTGGCACTTGGGCGTACTTTGGTGTGATCGAAAGGCTCAACACCATCGAGAACAAACTTATTTTGATGGAAACAGACTTGGCTATGAATACTGAGTTTCGCATCAAATGGCCGCGTGGAGAAATGGGCAGTCTGCCAGCTGACTCAGAGCAATTCATGATGATTGAGCATCTGGCTAGTGAATTAGAAAAGCTGGCTCAAAATATAGAAAGTGGCAACGCTCCGCACGATCAACAGCAAAAGCTAGTGCTTGAGTTTTATGATCGGCGGCTGACGAAAATCGAAGACAATATCGAAAAGCTAACGAACCATGATTGAACTTAGTTTTGTTTTACTGCTGATGATAGGCGATGAACGAGTTGAGTACACCCCATACCAAAACCTATCAGAGTGCTTGAACATAAGGCGCAAAATAAAACGCAATGTTGGACACACCACAGATTTCGACAAGAAGTGGTCTTGTAAACAGCTACGAGTTCGCAT